CAATTCTTCGCAAGTTCCAGAAGAAAATTCTTGCTCTTGACTACGACGGGCTGTTGAAGCTTCCCGACGCTGGAAAATGGACAACGGCGCAAATGGCCGCTCAAGAAATTAGCAAATATTACTATAGCCAGAAGGGATATGTTTATGATCCAGAAACAAGTATGGTTGATGCCGCCGATCTTGATGCATATTACGTTTTTAGCCGCGGTGCAACAATTAAAGATCCTCAAAAAATGTTCTCTGATTTCGTCGAAACTGTGTTTTCAGTTAGCCGCGATCTTGGTGGAATGGTTGATATGAAGGTCGTTGGAAGCGGAATCGGAATGAATTTCTCCAATCTTATTGAAACTATAGAAAAGATGTTTGAGTCTGTCAAATATTTCCTTGACCTATTGCGCCCTTACATTAAGGAAGAAACCGATAAGACTAAACGCGGACTTATGGAAAAATTCGTTGACAAACTCATTCCAGGATCATATTACTGGCTGCAAGAACAACTCATCGAAAAGCTCGTTAAGGGCCGTGATCGTGCTGTTTCCGGTGATCGCCCGCATGAATATGTAGGATTGACTCAAATGCAACGCAAGATTAATTCGACATTTAAGGCTCTAATGATGTCGGGTGGTCTTGGTCCCGCCCTTGCACGTATTGCATGGTGGCATGATAGTGCTGATGCTGCTTCTGGAGCTGCTTCTGCTCACGATATGAGTTTGCCAATCAACAAATTATTCTTACGATCAACAGGTGCCGCATATGAAGCTGTTCACAATCACTCTGCAAGATATAATGGATTTTACACCATGACCGATAATACATTCAACAACGCCAGTTCAATACTTGTTGATTTTAACTGTTTGTTGGCCAAATATCTGTATCAATTCTACGATGGAAGCAGTGAAAAGATTTACAAACAAGCTGTCGAAGGATTCGTCAATACCTTTAATCAGGAGATTATGAATCCATCAACCGGCGCTAATACCCTTCTTGATATGTCTACTGTTTCCGGTGGATGGACATGGGGGGCTGGTGCCAGTACTGCTGGAACCGTTAAAGGAATTAAATCCAGTGATTTCCCTCCTGTGGCTGTAGTTGCGGCTGCTCCTGCTGCATTCCAACAAAGAAACGAAGGTCCTAAAGCCAATCAGGTGCTTTTGGAATCTGTTGCTGTTATGTTACGAAATATTGTCTCAAGTAGAAGCGTATCTAATCAGTCATTCATTTACATGTTGGATAATATTGCTGAAGTGAGCATTTTCATGAAAGACCGTTATAGGGCTAATATGCCATTGTTTAAGAACTTGTTCTCCGAATTGCTTAGAAAGGCGGAATTCATTAAAGAACTTATTGAAAAACATGAATTGCCTATTGATGGTATTCGTAGTGAAACCGGAGCTTCCATTACTGATCCTAAAGAAGCCAGGGCTTATGTATCAAAGGTTCTTGCGACGGTTGTTCGTGGATGTATGTCTATGATTTCATGCATTGAAGCCGTTATGCGCGAAGTTGCAGATGATCCCAAATATTTGGAAACCCGAGCCGGATCCATTGCGGAATACAAGAGCATTTACGGAAAAGATCCTATTGCTCCTATCTCCATACTCACTTTAGTGCTTAAAGATATTAAAGTTGCTGCTGATGCATTTTCCATGTTGCCGTTTGACGGTCAGGGATCCGCACAGAGTAAATTCCGTTACGGAACACGAGGACTGTTAGCTCGAATTGGCACCAAAGTCGGGCTTGCACAGTTGCCCGGATTCAAGAAGATTGTTGATACTTTCAACATGACCGTTAATGGTAAATTCGCTGCCGATAATGGTAAAGTAGATTCATACGTGGAAAATTTGGTTAAATTGTTGAGGTTCGTCAATGAATACAAGTTCCAAAAAGGTATCCTTGCATATAAATTTGCCCCAATGGGAACAAATTTTACTACCAGAAGCGGAGTGGGTAACCGCGGAGACGCTAGCTTGTATTCAGGCGATCCTGTTATGGGAGACAACGTTACGTTCTCCATTAAAAATGGGTTTGATCAATCCATTACGCTTGTTGAATCCAGTGATCAATCTGGACAAATTGCTGATATTTGCATATACTTGATTGGCCGGTCTTCCCAAGTAACAAACATTACAATTCGTAATATCATCGATTTGAATATTGTTCCCATCAACGTTAACGCACTTATGCGAGATATTCCCCTCGTGAACATGTATAATTATGAATGGACATTTAACCGCATGATTATTGATTTGATCTTCAGCCTACAAGATCCTGGTATGGCTAGTAAATTGATTCAATCATTATGCGCTGCGACCGATTTAGGTGATGGAATGAAGGCCAAATATCCTATTGATTCTCTCAGCAAACCTCAACAAATGTCATTACGTACTGGAAAATGGGCCGGCTCGGCAGTACCAGCATCATATCTTATCAAGGACGAGAAAGCGTTGTTCGCCAGTTTGCTTATCAACCCTTATAGAAAATTGTGGGACGGAAGTGCATCTCAGCCCGAAACGCAACACCATCAATTGCTGCATAATATGATGTCCGGTCGATCTTTAACCGGATTATCTCGCCCCAAGTTCTTGAGCGATCAACTTTACAACAAAGCTCTTCTTCGTCAAGTGTATTCTTCATCTGGTAACACTTATCCTGGTACGGAAGCAAGCGATAAAGTCGGCAAAAAGTTCATTTATCCTGGATTCTCTGGCCGTGGAGGACATTCAGCCAGCGATGAACTTAGAAACGACGATTTACGCGCACTTTATGATATTAACTCTCAACTTCGATTGGATACGGTTCTCTGCCGTGATTTAATGTTCATCACAGATTCTTACCGAATCTTGCGTCTTAAACTCCGCCGGGACCTCATGTACAGCAAGGATCTTATTGTTCGCTCGCATGCTCTTACCCGCGAAGATGTTACTGAATTCGATCTCGATAGAAATAAGATATATTAAGCTGTGGGCTTGCTTGGTAGATCCTTCGGATCTAGCCGTTGCTTCACTCAGTAGGATTCGTACGGAGTACGGTACATCCGTGCTTTGTGCATGCAAATATTAGTAAAATATAAAAAATATAAAAAATATAAAAAATATAAAAAATATAAAAAATATAAAAAATATAAAAAATATAAAAAATTTTTTGGTAAATTGCTTCGGTAAATGATTTGATTTAAATTCCGTATTTAAATTCCTTGAGCTTTTTCCAAGCTCCGAGCATATTGCCTTGATCAGCAAGAGCCCGGACTTGTTGCCATTGCCATGGAACCAAACCGTTACAGTTCTTCACCAACTCATCATAACCATGTTTTTTGGTTTCCTTTCCGCTGTTCCAGTATTCGTTGTCTTCCTTGCGGAGACCACTTTTGGGTTTTACTTCAGAAGTTTGCGCACCATCAATTTGTTTCCTCGCGCTGCGGATGAATTTGGTCATTTCCCCAAGGAAAGGAGACACCGGGTTTTCCTTTTTTCCTCTCTTCTGATCCTTGAGAACCTTAAAAGGATCAAAATCCATTTCGTCGGATGATTCAGATTCAGAATCGGATTCTGAATCATGCTTCTTCAACTTTTGTTGTTTCTTGCTTTTCTTTCCCTTTGTGAGCGGGGCGGTAAGTGCAGGGAATGCTGGTGGGGCTGCAATTGCATATTGTTGAGGAGCAAGAGATCTGATGGCATCAATAAAACGATTTTCACGCTCCTTCTGACCATCAGCAAAATTAATGGCAAATTGTTGAAAATCATCTCTTCCCGCGTTCAAATTTCGTTGAAGAGAAAGGAATTGCTGCGCTTGTTCTGCCTGGTATTTGTGAGAAGCGTCACGATCACTCATCATTTGTTGTTTGATGTCATCAATCTGGGCCAACAAGCCTACATTTCCCTTCTCGACTGCTCGAGCAATAAGTTCCATTGCCTTAGCATCTTCCCTTTCTTGCCTCTTCTTCTCCGCATCTTCTGATGGAGACTTGGGAATAGCAGGAGGGACATAAGTGGATTTAGATTCGAATGGATTTGGAACAGCCGATTGTTGATCAGGAACGCGCATACGTAAATCCCATGGCTCTTTGCTGGGAGTAGTAGGGTTAGTTGAGGGTGCAGTTGGGTTAGACATAGTAGTAGTATCTGCTGTAGTAGTTACAACTCTAGCCACGTCATTTTCAATTTTTTCTTTCGTGCTTCGCACGAGGCACTCGCTCGGGTTTGCTTCGCAAACGCCTTCGCTTCGTGCGGATACCGGGTCCATTTTAGAGGGCTTGTGCTCTGAACTCGAATTAAGAGCCTTAAGCAGCCTTTCGCCCGATAATACCGACTTGGACACAGCGGCATCATAATGAGATCCATTAGCTACCCCTCCATACATGGTCTGAAACCACACCAAATTAATACAAGGGGATGCTGATACAGGAATAATATTGCTACATCTGAGTAGCATGAATCCCCATTCGCCTTTTCTGAAATCAAAATAATGTAATTTGATATTATACTTTATTATGCTTGGAACCAATTGCACGAGAGCATCAGGTACCCATTTTCCATTCGTTATGACTTCTTCGATAAGATCTACTTGCGTTGTATCAGGAAAATAATCCTTTACTTGATTCCATGTGACAGGATTGCCGAGTGCATTCGCGATTCGACTCCGGATAGGAATTGATACCTTATTAATCAAACAAGAAACCGCATTGTAGAAACAATTCCCGTCGCCAGGTATACGCACCAATCGAAGATCATTATCGCCTAGATAATCATCTAACAACAATTGTTGCATCTTGTGCATTTTGTCAATCTCGTCATGAGAATAGCCATTTTGTAGCATTAGGGCTTGTTCTGCTAACCACGCATTAAATTGAGAATCCGATAAAAAGTCTGACATTTTTACGCTTGTATTGAATGGTGGCCGCTGAATAGACTATATTCAACCTTACACATACAAAATTCATTTTTTCTTTGTGCTTCGCACAAGCGCTCGCTAGGGTTTGCCGCTACCGCTCCCTTCGGTCGCAGCGGCAAACGCCGTCGCTTCGCGACTGATTTTGTGACCACGTAATGCGCGCCAAACAAATTTGATAAATCTCATTCTCGGAGATTTAATATACTCAACATGCAGGCTGCGATTGTAGCATTAATTATCGTGGCAATCATAATAATTGTTTATTATTTGGTCGTTGAGGCAGCAGAAGTGAATTCATACATAGATAAATTTGATTTGTTGCCGGTGTCGGGATACGAACATCAATACGCGCCATTTAAATGGAATATTCCCCCGATGATTCTCACACATAACTGTTATGATTATGCATTCGACAATTACAATATGTTCAAAAAAGAACCGTCCCAACCTGGATTTATACCAAATAGTCTGCCGCATGAATCCGGAGATCAATTAACATGCGCGGGTGTAAATGAACGATTAAATAGTGATCACAAAAATAAAATACAAACTGCATCCCGAAACATACCATGCGGGCAAGGAAAATATAAGATTGCCCTTATTGCAGATCCAAATGATGATTACCACTTTTTACGGCAAAATAGAGACGGGACTTGGAGCCACAAACCTGGGAACACACCGGCGACTAACCTTGATTTTGCGGGTAAAGTGATAACAGACCCAGAAAAAGCACTGTTTGTTAATGATGATTTTAATTATAGCGATTTTTGTAATTATTTCTGCGTGGATAGGGACATAAATATGGATTTTAGAGGCTAGTTTGCTAAATATGTGCGCAGAATCAGCCGCGAAGCGACGGCGTTTAGCTGCGGCGAGCAACGCGAGCAAGAGCAACTAAACCCTAGCGAGTGTTGCATAGCGCCCGCAGGGCGCGTATTGCAAAAAAATTGAATTCTGTATCTGTAAAGTTGTTATTAAGTTGAAAGCGAGTGTCCGCTTATCACAAAACAGAACATGGAAAACAAAAGGAATCTTCTTAAATGGCTGTTCACAGTCCGCACAAGTGCGCTTATTCAAGCATATGAAACATATGCTACTATATATGGAAAAAATATGTCTCTTTTGCCCACACGTTGCGATGCTATGGAATTATTTCTCTTTGTATCGTCTTTGGATGAAGACGGAATGAAAACAGATGAATTCAAAATGTGGTTGAAAAACATACAACCACTGATGGAATTGTATCCGCTGAGCGAGTTGATTAAGAAAGACAACGAGAGGGCGGCGAAAAGATTCAACAAACTGGTGCCAAAGGTAGAATCATCGGATTAAATGTAATTTTTTCGTCAGTGTGGATTTTGTTCACAAAATCAGCCGCGAAGGCGCAGGGGATCGGAGATCCCCGAGCCGAGCGCTTTTGCGAAGCGCCCAAAGGGCGCACAGCAAAAAATGAATTTGATATTTGATGAGATACTTTACAAGTCTGCACCAGGAGCATACTCGATATCATGCAACAAGCAGCGGCCATGTCAAAATACGCAACATACAAAAGCGAATTAATCCCCCCTATTCACGGATGCATGAATGCCGGAAACACATGCTGGCAAAACGCTTGCACGCAACTATTATTTAGCTTGTCTGCATTCAATGAATTTATATTGCGTCGGGGAGGCGATCCGGATATCAAGAGTACATATGTAAAACTCTACAAAAAATATCTAGAACAACAACTTCCACTTGCGGTTGTAAACAAAATTCGTGCGGAAGAAAAACAAAAACCGTACATCGCCGAAATTAATAATATTGACGTTGAGAATATTTCTGTTATGTTGCTAAGGGAATTTATCGCCGGAACAACACGATCAGATTACGCCATCGGGCAGCAAGATAGTCCAGCAACAGGTATAATAGATTTATTGGAATCTATCCGATGTGAGGAAGTTTACAAATACTTCAATAACAAATATGCCGTTACAACATACTGTACAATTTGCAACAAACCTTCGTCGAGAATAGATGATAGAAGTCCGTTTGTAAAAATGTATGTTGATATGCCGATAAAATCACAATCTGCTATGGAAAATTGGATGCGTTTGCGGTTGGAAAATATATCCGATTTTAAATGCGAAAGTTGTGGAGCAAAGAATATTACCGCAGAACGTCGTGAAACTTTGAATATGTTGCGCGAAATAATTTTGATTAATTATCGCCAGCCTTCCCTTACACGATTCTTTCCCGACCGAATGATATTTCCGGAACGCGGCGGCAGAACACTTAATTACAAGAAAATCGGCCAAATTGAATGGTCTGGTAGTCTTGACGCGCCGTCTGCAGACTCGTCAGCACTGGAATCACGCCGAAAATATTCATTTATGTCATCGGGACACTATTGGGCTACTGTTTCTAGGGTGGATGCCGAGGGCAAAGAAAAATGGTACACTGCAAATGATGGATCGATTACACCTATTGCAGAGGCGTCACGGAATAATACAGTAATTGTCGCGTATCATTTAATGAGCGTGACAGAAATGACGGCCGAAGAGAGGAAATATTTCGGCATTGTGTGATTGTGTATGCAATTATGTTGTGTATATCGCATTAGACGCAATGTTAGATCATTTTTTTATTTGCAAAATATTAATATCAATTGATAAATTTATCATCCGATAATAATATTTATTATATACAATCAACAGTGAAACATGTCTGATAAAGTCGTCGGATACTGTGTTAAACACAAAGGAAAGGTTGCCATGAAGGACGTTACCCTTCATAGGAT